TCTGGTGTAACACTTGGAGTAACAGTAGCACTACCACCTAAAGAAACTGCCGAGCCATTTAATGTAATACTAGAGTTAGCAAGTTTAGAGTTTGCTATACTTCCTGAGAGCATGTCTGAAGTTACACTTCCTGTTGCGGGTGCTTGTGTGCTAGAAATTTTAGCTACATAAATGCAAGTAACTTTGTCTGCGGATACCAGAGTATCTCCAAGGGTAATTCTTGTAGACGAAGTTAATGACATTGTAGAATTTTCTTGAACTACTCCATTAACTAAAACGATAACGGAACTAAGAGAACTTATGCTTTGGTTAAGATCAATATAGTTTTGCGTTAACCCAGTGAAATACTGGTTAGCTTCTTGTGATATAAAACCTGATTGTGGAGGAGTACCTAAATACGGCATGTTATGCTACATCCGTTAACAGAGATACAATAACATCCGCATTACCACTTGCATTATCAGATTGTACCTTAATTGCTCCTCCAGAAGGGATAACAAGCTTGCCTTGTATACACTCGATACTGCCGCCAACTGGCAGAGGTGCATTAGTTACTATACTTCTGTCTGCTGATCCATTATTCAATTTTGCTGTAACATTAATTGATGATGAGCCTGTGTTAGAAATTAATAAACCAATAACAATTTGTTTATTAGAAGTAGTCGAAACAACAGTTGTTAACGTATTGTTTGCTAATGTAGCGTCTGCTTGTGAAAAATTATTTGCCATGATTTTCTCTTACATTCCTCCGTATATTTAGTCGTCCCTAACCAAGAGCTATTGCCATTACTACGCTGTTGTCAGCTAAAGTTGTTGATGCACCTAGATTAACGGCTGTTCCGTTAATGGTTATAGAATTGTTTGCTAAAGCAGAGTTTGGTATATTGCTGAGAGTATTGTTAGAAGCATTAATTGTTTTATTAGTTAATGTTTGTGTAGCTGTATTTTGTGTTACATCAGATGATAATCTCGCATTATTTAAAGTTCCTGATGTTATTGCTGTAGCTGCAAAAGATGCTAAAGAAAATGTACCATAAGCAACAATGTCTACAATATCTGCGTTAGCTAAAGCTGAAGCAAAAACAACTGACGTTCCTGAAGTAACAGTTACATCTGTGCCATTAAGTTGCTTAACACCATTTAGATACACATCGATGAAACCAGCATCATAAGCTAGTGTATTTCCATTAGTATCTGATCCTGTAACAGTTGTTGGTGTACCTGATATTGTATATTGAAATCTTGCTGATGTACCATTGACTGTTGATCCTGCTGCTGCCCAACCACTAGATTTGTAAACTTTTAATTCGTTCGCAGTGGTATCAAAATATAAATCACCTTGATCTAAACTAGAAGAGGGAGCTGATGAAGCAATACGATATCTATCGGCAAAACTATTTACGCCACTTATATTTGAAGCAACTGTATTAACATTTGTGATTGCTCCTCCTACAGTGTTAACGTTAGTTATTGCTCCGCCAACTGTATTTACATTTGCTATACTTCCAGCAACTAAATCTATTTCACTTGATGCTTCAGCTAAGTCATCTGCTACGGCTTGTATTTCTGTTAATTTATTTTCTACGGCAGCAACATCTGCTGATATTCCAGCTACAGCAGTTATGTCACTAGATATTCCAGCAAGAGTTGTTATGTTAGAATTTTGACCAGCAACTGTATTTATATTTGCTGAATTTGAATTAACATTGTTAATTGCTGTTTGTTCCGAAGATGTTGGTTTTATATCTTCCCATGCTGATCCATTGTAAACTTTTAAACCTGATGAAGTATTAAAATACAAATCACCAGAATCAAGATTAGTTGTAGGATCCGATGATGATGCTCCATGATATTGACCCTGAAATGTTGATAAAGAAGTTGCTGCCGCAGTTGCCGAGTTTGCAGCATTCGTTGCTTGCGTTGACGCTGTTGATGCGGATGTCGCTGCATTGCTTGCTGATGTTGATGCTTCAGATGCTTTGGTTGTTGCTGTATCTTTATGACCAGATGCTGTCGATGCGGAGCTTGATGCGTTTGACTCAGAGGTAGAGGCAGCCGATGCTGACGTAGCTGCGGCTGTCGCTGAGTTAGCGGCTGCTGTGGCAGACGAAGCTGCTGCTGCTGCCTGTGTTGCTGCACCAGAGACATCTACTAATTTTGTTGTGTTAGATGATGAGTTAACTGCTGCATCATCTGCAAAAGTTGTTGTTGCGGTGTTAGATGCTAATCCATGTACAATATGTACATCACCATTGGAACGAGTTACTAAATCAAAATTTTTGTATGTCGTTGATGATGATGAATATGCACCTCTGATGTTAAAGAAGCTTGTAATGTTAACGTAAGAGTTTGACGATCCGCCAACTCTTACTTCTAGTTGATTGTCGGAAGGATCAAATTGAAATTCAAAATTCGTTGCATCAAACACACCAGATGAATCAAAGATATCACCAAGCATATCACCAATGCTTTTTGATCCTCTTTCTGCTGACTCTAAATATGTATCTAGGTTATGTGTACCTGTCTTGGATGACAGGAATCGTAATTGTTCACCACGAGGTTGCGTCTCAGCCATTACTCACTCCATCCCATTTTTTTCATAAATCGTATGACGTCACCTTTTGTGACTTGTTTTTTAAAATCAGATACAGGTTGATCCACTAATCCTTTAAAGATGGTTGGTATTGTATCTTCTAAATTTTTTATCTTGTTGTGTAAGGCTTCTATTTCTAAACGTAGTTTTATTATTTCTTTTCCGTTAGATTCTATAATTGTAGAGGCATGAGACTTAACAAAATCACGAGTCTTCGCATCAATATTTTTTTCTAATACTTCTGGATTTGGAATCGTTTGTGTCATCTATTTCCTCCTGCTATTTTATCCATCATTGGGATTAGGTTACCTGCTTCTACGTCACGTTGAACTTGTTCATTAGGTTGTACAGAAGCACCACGCATTTTTTCCATCATTGCCATTTGTTGTGATGGTGATGGACCCTGAGCTTGTTGTTCCTTAGAAATACGGAACTGATCCAAGTCAGATATACCCATAGCACGTATTGCTTCTTCAGCAATTTTAGCTGTGTTGTATTCCATATTCAATCCTGTTTCCCCCATAACTTTCAACATATTCATCCACGTTTCAGCATTACGTGTTGGCTCGATAGGAAGTGATCCATCGATAACCAAATAATCAATATCGCCTTGTAAATCTTGTACACTGAAATCGATGTATCCATCGTCCACCATGTCAGCTAATTGTGTTGGCATATTGTATGGATCCATTCGTATTGATCCGTCATAAGCAATAGCATCTTGTATATTAGCAATCATCATACGTACCATTGGTCGTACTGTTGTTGCCGACATGATACGAGCTAATCCACCTAGTCGTTGTGAGCCTAACTGCGTTAGGCGAGCAATCTCTGTTGCTGTACGTACTTCACCAGTTGGCATACCTTGTTGTGCATCGGAAGCTGCAGAGAGTCGTTGTTTTAATTCACCAAGTTGACCAATGTCTCCCCAGTGACCACGAGTAACGTCTGGGATTTGCGATATAAATACTCCGTCTCCCGCTTTAGCCCCAGGTAATGTTCGCACGATGCCATACGGATTTCTGTCAATTAAGTCAGGTACAGAGACTTGTGTTGGGTCAACAAAGATTAAATTGTTTAATGCAGCTTGCACGTTGTCTATACGTGAACGTAACAACCATGTTGCAATATCATGAAGTGGTAACATGATGTCGTATAAAGATTGACCATATGTTTTATGTGAGTCTTGATATAAGCCACCAAAAGAAAATGGTAGTTGTTGACCATAAGGGTTAAGTTGAAAACGTATAACTACATCTTCATCCATTACTGTAATGACTAAAAAGATTGTTTCTATTTGTGGTATATTTATTTCGTAGCCAGATAATTTTACCCAAGCTTCATCTACTGTACGTGCATTACCAAGAGTAAAGTGTGATCCTTGATTACCGATATTATTTCTTTCTAATGATTCTGTTGGATCGATTGATAATCCTCTACCTTTATCTTGTTGCCAACGATGTGCCGACCACGATGCTTTTGTTGGTGCAAGTTGTCTGAGTGACGGAAACTTTTTTAACTTAGGATATAAACCTGTTTGTATAAGAGAGTTATATGATTGGAAATCGGAACATACAATGTATTGCATACTTTCCCAGTCACCCCAACTAACACGAGGATCAGGAAAAACTCTACGTGGATCAAAGTTAATTATCTTCGATTGGTTTGTTTTATTATCCCAAACTATTTTTGTTGGTGCAAAACCATATCGTACAGAGTCAAGAAGCATCTGTGCCATTCTTGCTTCACCTGCTGTACGTCTCATGTGTTGATGTAATACTCTTTCTAAAACAGCAGCAACTTTTCTTGACTTTCTATTTAAACCTTCCAACATAAACATGGGGTTTCTACCAGCTAAGGCAGACATCAAATAAGTTGTTACTGTGTCAGCCACTGCACGAGTATCGGCTATAACTGCTTTTTCTCTAAACTTAGTTTGTGTTGGCTCCACGTAAACATCGTGTGCCTTATCTGTTTCTCTCCAGTGATCGTATCTGCCTCTTATCTTTTCATGAGACATGTCTACCATTGATTTAACGTAAGAAACTATCTTGTGTTCCTCTTCATCATTTAAGTCTGAAGATATATCTTCATACTTCATTAGCTTATCAATGTGACGTGATAAATCTATTACGACATTAGATTCATCGTTAACTATCTTTTCTCTGTAACCCTGCATGCTGCTCCTGATTAAATGTTATAAATAGAAGAAAAAAAGGAAGTATGTCGTCCCTTATTCACCCCACCCAAACCATGTTGTTTTTTTCTCTTTCAATTCGCTTAGTAATGATCCTACTGATGTGAGTGGTGTTGATTCTAATTCACCTGCATTGAATGTCATTCGTGATAATTTATCTAATGCCATTGATAAAGCATCTATCTGATCATCATGTGTACCATTAGGAAAGGAGACTGCTTCTTCTATAAAATCATCAAGCCATACTGCTGCTTTAGGTAAGAAGACTCTACCACCTTCTATTAAATCGGTGATAGCAGAGACACGAGATACCTTATCGGAAGATACTTTGTATGGAATGATTGCCATACCTGATTGATTTTTTAACTCTTGTATGAGTGACATTCCTGATGCTTTGTCTTCTATGTGTATGCCACGCAATCCTCTACCACGCCATTTAGTGTTGAGTGTGATTAACATACGTTTTAATTCAGGGAAGTCATAACGTGATCGTTTGATGTCAATGATGTAGATGTCACCTTGATTATCTAATCCAGCGACAACGGCTACGGAGTAGTCGGCAGTCGATGTTTTCTTAAATGCTGTGTCGCATGCAATGATGATGGTAGGAAATTTATCGAAGTCAATGTCTTCTTTATCATAGTATTTCCACCACTCTGTTTTAATCATGTTACCACCTTTGATGTATGGTGACTGTTGATAGAGTGCAGCAAACTCACGAGGATTTAGTTTTTCCATTTTACGTAAATCTGTCATAGGAAATCTTTCTTCCCATAGAGGTACTTGTTTCTTTACTTTGATGTAGCGTTTGTATCGAGATACTTTTGCTAAGGGTAGGTGTGCGTATTCTGGATTACGTATTTCATTATCTGACTCTGTATCAATGATAGCAGGAAAGTTTATGTGTTCCCATTCATTCCAATCATCTTGTGATTGGATGCGACCACATAAATCGTCTGGATGCCAACGAGTAGCAATGCAGATGACGGCTGGTGGTTGTGAGTCAAGTGGTTGTAGACGAGTGAGTAGGGAAGCTACATAGTAATTCCAAACTTTATTACGTTGTGTTGCAGAGTCTGCATCTTCACGAGACTTGATAGGATCATCAATGATGAGTAGGTTGGCACGTCTACCTGTTGTTGTACCACCTAAACCGATAGAATAGTAGACACCACCTTTTGTTGTACCCCAGTTATCTACGGCACGAGAGTCTGCTGATAATTCCATGTGTTGAAATGTTTGTAGAGTATTGGGATCCTTTGCGTATTGTCTAACTTGTCTTCCGAATGTCATCGATAATTCTGAGTTGTAGGTAACACACATCACGGCACGCTCAGGATTACGACCAACATAGTAGACTGGGAATAGACAGGATGCGAGAAATGATTTGCCGTGTCTTGGTGGCATGTTAATCATTAGGCGTTTACATTTACCTCTTTCAACTGCGTCTAGTTTATTAATTAAGTCTCGTTGAAATTTTGCTAAAGCAAATTTAGGGTGATGCATTTTAACAAAACCCAAAAATGTTTCTTCAGCATTACGTAATACGAGAAGTCTCTTTGCAGCTTCTTGACGAGACAACATTTATATTCCCATTTGTCTTTTATTATATTGCAAAGTTTTCAATTCATCCTGCAATTTTTTTTTGGCACGGGTGTCTTTGATTTCTTCTGCCATTATTTGAAACACTCTTTCTATAATAGCTTGTTTCTTTTTCTCAGGATCAGAGATTGCAGATAAGTCTAGGCTTTGTATAGCCTTAGCAAAATCCTCTTCAGTTATT